ATAACTGATTAAGATTCTGTTAAAGGTTAAACCAAATATAAGGAATGAAATGACGAAATTAAAAAAAGTCTTTAAAGTTTTAAGATTCCTATTTAAGATAACTGTTTCAGTGACTGTTAAATATTCCTTAATAAAGTCCTATTAATCAGACCTTTACATAAAATAACAGTAAAATATACATAAAGTATTGACAAATGGTTCAAAATAGTGTATAATAAGAATTATCCTGTATAGGGGTTTTTTAGAGGATACTTAAAAAGTTTGTTTAAACGATACATTGTTAACAATCTCTTAAAGCAATAAAAAGACTTTAAATTATTTTAACTTATATTTAAGTTAAGTTTTTGATTTTTAACAAGTCCTTTATATAGAATCTTAAACAGTTACCTATATAGTTATATCTAAAGAGTTTCTTGTAAAGATATATTATATAGTAAAAACTGTTAAATTTTTACAGAACGGGTTAAAACTTTTGTGGTAATATAAAACAAAATCACAAAATTGGTATTACCGTTATGTACCCTTCAGAGATCTTATACTTCAACGACTATAATAAAACAGATCTTGATTCTTTCCAAGAGTTTGATCTAGGGGAATACTTAGATAACCTGTATAACAATAATAATGACCTTTGGAGGTATTATGACGAAGAAAACTCTAACTAAAAGGCAGATGGAGAAAGCAGTAACCCAAGTACTGGAAGAAGGTTTTGGTGCATGGAACTTGATGGTGGGTATCATGGAAGGGGATTCAGAACTAACTGGTATCCCAGCAAAGGAATTAACCGCACAAGTTCGTTACCGTGCTGCTCTTGACGTTTGGAAACACTTTAAGTCTATGAACCCGGAGTTGTTCTTAGAAGAGCCTCTTATCCAGGAGAAAGGATCGTTAGCAGAGCCTTCAGAAGAACCTTCAACAACATCTGATGAAACCGATCTTTCAAATGCGGAAGAAAAGACCATACAAAAAATAAAAGAAACTATCGCTAATGATAAGGTTTCTGTAATCCGGCCCCGTATAAAAAATTACTCGTAAACACCCGCCCTCACTCCCTCCTTATAATAAAAATAACTAATGCTGTAGTACCTTTCATGAGCGGGCCTCCTCCTCCCGCTTTATTTTTTACCGTTAACTAACCAAGGAATCCCTATGTATAAAGGTATCAGATACCATAAAGCTAATGACCCTGAAAAGTATAAAAAACATATTGTTAAAAATGCAAGAGAGCGTGAACAAATGCACACCTCTGCTGAGAACTATCGAAGTAACTTCGATAAGATTGATTGGAATAAGAAGTAATGGAGTGACCTATGACCAAGGTTTATATCGAGGATAATAAGGAGTTAGAACCTCAACCTGGCAGTCAAGAGATTGCTATGGATGTTATGGTAAAGCTTATGATCTACGGCGGTGCCATGGGTTCAGGGAAGTCTCACTTACTTCCTTTGAAAGCTTTAATCTCACTATATCACCCTAACTCTAAAGTCATTTTCTTTCGACAGACATCTGGTCAGATTGAACAATTTTTTGAGAAATGTCGTATTTTGATGAGTCCGTACTTAATAAAAAACGGACACACTACAAAACCTATGAGGTTAAGGTTCCCTGGTAATGTTGTTTGGTACTTTCAGTACGTTATGCATGAAAAGGATGTAGAGCTTTACCGTGGACTAGAATTCGATATAATTATATTTGACGAGGCAGTACAATTCTCGAAGAAACAGATTACATTCCTTATGTCTAGGAACAGAAACCCTGGTAGCACCTGCCCTAAGTTTATGTTACTAGCTTGTAACCCAGACCCGGATAATTGGTTAGCTGCTCTGGTAGATCCTTACTTAGAGGAGTCTGGTAGACCAGATAGGTCAAAATCTGGTAAAATTAGATACTACATAACTAAAGGCCCCGACATAATCCTCTCTGATAGCAAAGAGGAGTTAATGGAAAAATACCCTGAATTATGTAGGGTTTATAACTCCATTGAAGATAAATGGATAACAGTTGAACCTAAATCTTACACCTTCGTGGCAGGTAACATTTTTGATAACCAAATACTTATAAATCAAGAGCCAGAGTACCTACAAGACTTGCTGTCATTACCTCCGGTAGAGCAAGAGAGAAACCTGTACGGGAATTGGAAAGTCCGCCCAGTAGGCACCCAACTGTGTACCAGAGATGATTTTATCAAGTTAGATAGGGTACCTCCCGGAGTAAAGGCAAGAGGTTGGGATAAAGGTTATGCGGCGGTTACGGAAGTCACAACCAACCCTGATTTCACGACAGGGGTAGGAATGGTTAAGACTAATAAAGGTCAATTCGTAGTATTTGGGGACCACCATTCAGATAACATTGATAAAAAAACTCAGATTCCCGGAATATTCCGACTTAATCCAGGGGAACGGGAAGACGTTCTGCTTAAACAAGCACTTCATGATGGAGAGGCCGTTACCCAAGTTATCCCCAAAGACCCCGCAGGAGGTTCTGTTGATTATTTATTAACAGCAAACCTTTTGAGGAGCCATGGGTTACTTGTCCAGAAGGATGACGCAGCCGCTAGAGGGAAAGGTAAACTTCAACGGTTCACTCCCTTTGCGCACGCCCTTAAGGACGGTGTTATCTACATTGTAGAGAGTACCTTCCATCCAAAAGCATTAGCGGAGTTCTACCGGCAGTTAGAAAGATTTGATGGTGTTACTAAATCCTCTGATAAAGATGATCTTAAAAAAGATGATATAGCTGATGCAATAGCTACTGTTTATAACCATTTAGTACAAGCTAAGAAATCAGTGGGACCTATGACTATCCCTGATCTAACCCAACTTGAACAAATTAATGGCAATAATCCGTTCTTAAGCTAGAAATTTAGTAAAATTAGTTAAATTTTTACAGGACTTTTTTAAAAAGTGTGGTAAGTTGGTATAAATATACTAATTACTTATTTAGGAGGTTATGTGACAGGAATACTAGGAGCTGTAACAACCTCCCCAAAAGTACCTTCGGACCCAAAAGATGGGTTATACGACAAATCCACTCAAATCGCTCCCAGTTTCTCGGAGTCTGGATTAAAAATCACATCAGGTCAAATTTGCGAAGAATTTTTAAAAGACCTTTCCCCAGAGTTTAATAGAAACACCTACCTAAAAATGTCCCTTAACTCTGTTATCGCGTCAGTAGAGACTGCGTTCAGAGCGATGATACGGAACACCACTATAAAACTTTCGGTGGACCGGTCTAATCCAACAGCAAAACAAAAAAAGCAAATTAAATTTTTAAATGAATGTATGGGTGATATGACTAAACCTTTCTCTGTATATCTAGAGGAGGCTTTATCTTCCCAGCGCTACGGCTTTCATATATGCCTAAAGAAATGGAAGAAACGAGACGGTAAAAACTCGATTTACAATGATGGTAAATGGGGTTGGCATTCTTTACCTACCCGATCACAGCATGCTATTAAACACTGGTGGATGGATGAGGATTTTGACGAAGTTTTAGGTTGCTGGTACACAACAACACCTCAATCTAACTATGTAGGTGGCACTAATAATGTTTCTGCACCTAAACTGACAGGCGTTAAAAAATTCATACCTCGTAATAAATTTATACATTTCGTTCGTGATCAACAAAGGGGTAATCCAGAGGGGACTTCTGCTTATAGAGGGTGTTACTCTGCGTGGAGTTATCTAACGATCATTGAAAAGAGTCAGGCATTAGGTATTCAAAAGGATTCTGGTCCCGTTCCAAAGTACGGTTTACCTGCGGAGTACTTTGACCCTAACGCAGACGAGGATAAAAAGTTATTTTTAGCTCATGCAAAGCAAGTAGTTTCAAGTGTTCGTCAAGCTGAACAGTTTGGGGTTTTGTATCCTAGAGATATTGATGAGGACACAAAGCAAGAAAAATTTAAGTTAGATTATCTCGAAAGTAATCAACCTAAAACTTACGACACAGAGAAAATAATAACTTCTTACGAAAACAAGATCCTTATGACGTTCTTAGCAGACCTTTTAAAAATGGGTCAAGATAAGGCGGGTTCTTTAGCTTTATCGGATAATAAGAACAACTTGTTAGAAGTTTCAGTAAAAACCGTTTTACAAGATTTACTACAACCTTTTAACGATGATCTGATTAAACCTACCCTAGCAATTAACGGTTGGGATATTAAAGGTGATACCCCTAAACTGGTGATCGATGAGATAGTTCAAACCGACTTAGATGTTCTTGGTAAGTTTATCCAACAAGTAGTAGCAGTTAAGGCTTTAGAAGTGGATGAAGGGTTATCTGAATGGATTAGAGGCAGAGCTGGTATGCCTCCTGTAGACAGGAATCGACCGATTAAACCTGTAATGACTAGCGAAGCTGAAAATAAAGTTGGAGAAGGTATGAAGGAGGGTATGCCCAACGGCACAGGGGCTTCCACAGGGGTTACCGGAGACGCTAACACAGCGAATAAGGATAAATCTTAATGAAGTATGATAAACAAACAGTAGAAACCACTTTATTAAAAAGCGTTGATGAGAAACGTGTAGCGCTTTGGGTGGTAGCCACTCCTGGGGTTTATGACGCACATAATACCAAGTTTACACCAGATGCTGTTGAAAATGGTTGCTACCAGTTCAATTTACAGTGCAACCAAGGTAATTACCAGCATGTTTTTGATATAGATAGTGCCAACATTTTGGAATCTTACGTAACTCCATGTGAAATGAATATTGAAGGGACGGTTATTCCTGAAGGAACTTGGTTACAGAAGTGGTATTTTCCTGAATCAGATGCGGGGGAAACCCTTTGGCGACAAGTTAAAAACGGTGAGATAACAGGACTTTCTGTAGGTTGCACCGGCAAAATTGTATATGAGGAAGAGTGATGGCACTAGATAAAAGTAAAAAACATCTTTGTACATACATGGATTTTATAAGCCCTAGAGAAGATGGGAGTAAACCCCACGTTGCTTTAGTTTCTGCTGCTGCAAATCAGATGACAACTTTACTGCAAAAATCCTCTAGGGTAGAGAAAGAGGTTACCTTAGATCTTACCATGGTAGAGTTCCTTCGCGTTTTTCTTGATATGTATACAGAGGACGCACAAATCTTGGCAGGTATTTTAGGGTATAGTACCGAAGTTAACCCAGGAGGAGAGGTAACTTATAAGGAGTACCTACAAGATAAAATTGGTAGAGTGACTCTTTTAAAAAGTGCTCAGGTAGGCTCTTCTGTACCAGAGAGCTTATACAAGGAACTAACAAGTCTTAAAGCTCAAGTTGGTGATAAAGTACTTAATAAATCTGGGGTTTCTCCTCAGGATAATGAAAAATCAGACATTCAAACAGGAGAATCCGGTATGTCTAAAGAAATGATGGCTGCACTTGAAAAACAAAAAAATGAGTTTAACGCCGTACTAGAGAAACAACAATCAGAAATCGAAGCTCTACGAAAATCTGAAGAACTACTTAAAGCCCGTGCAGCTGCACATAAGAAAGAAGTGACTACCGAGTTTGTTAAAACTTGCTCTTACGTAGAAGATCAAACGGGTATGGTAAAAGCTTTAATGGAGATTAGTCTGCATCCGGAGTTAGAAGACGCAGGTAAAACGATACTATCAGCTCTTACTAAAGCTAACACTGCGTTAGAGGCTGCCCTAGAGGGAGCGAACTCTGCGGAAGATGCTGAAGAAACTACGCCAGTGTCTGACCAAGCGTTACTTAAAACTTCAGGTAACCCTGATGGTCGTTCTGCATCAGACGAAGCTCTAACTAAAGCAATGTCTGAACTTATTAAACAACAAAAACAAGGTTTATAAGGATTTATAAAAATGACTGTAACATATGATTCAAGAAACTACCGTACTTATGATGACCTTGTTCTTAGTGAAGATAAGTCAGAGTATGGTCTTGCCCGTAAAATTGTCTCCGTTACTGTAGAGAGTGATTCTCAAATAGGGGATGTTCTTATCGCGGTAGGCGCTAACTGGGAGCGTATTGATAACTCTACTAACCCTCCAGTTGCCGGTACTAAGCTTATAGTTTTAGCAGATTCTACAGTAGCTGACAAAATTTCTACTCCTGGTAATTACGATCTACTCGTGCTTGAAGGTGGTGTAGATGTAATCTTACGAGATGGCGCCTTACAATATGGTGACTGTAACGCTGCAAATATCGCTATTGCTAAAGCGCAATTACTAGATCAACGAATGTTCTTGACTGTCGGTGATAGCCGTAAAGATCAAGTATCTTAAATCAGAATAATAATTTGGAGAATGATTAATGGCTATTACTCTTGACGCCAATGGCGCTACGTTAACTTACTTCGGGGAAGAGGTTAAGGAGCTTGGTCTTCTTAACGGTCTAGTTAACTCGATGGGACTTTTCGATCAAGAAGACATCCCAACGACAACCGCATCCTTTAACTTAACTGAAACTGAATTCAAGGTTATGCAAGCGGGGGATTTCCGTAACCCAGAACCTAAGAAAAATGCTAAACCTCGTAGTAGAGATGTTCACTTAGGTTTACATGCATACCAAGATTCCGACAGTGTACATTTTTTAGGATTACAAAATCAAAGAGATCCATCTAACCCTACACAACTAGTAAGCTACCTCAAAGAACGTCTTAAAAAGATAAACGTTCTACTTAACAATGCCCAGTTAACCTCAGAGTTTGTGAAATTACAAGCGTTGAAAGGGAATGTCCGAGACATTGCGGGCGCTTCATTAGTTGATATGTTTTCTGAACTTGGAGTAACACAAGAAACTGTAGACTTAACTTTAGGCAATACTTCCATCAATTTAGATGAAAAAGTTACTGAGATTAAAACTAAAGCTGCTAAAGCCGCTAAAGATGGTGGTGTTATCAAAGGTCCTATCAAGGTTCTTTGTAATGGTAAGCTTTTTAGTAGATTTTCTAACCACCCGTCTGTATTAGGGGCTTACCAAGACTTTGATGAAGAGAAAAGATTATCTAAAGTTTTGAGAGGAAACTTGCAAACGTATACTGCGTACGGAGCAATTTCTTATTTCGAGCATAAAGGTGTGTTGTTTATCGGTTATGATCCAGAATTCCTCAGAGATGCAGGTGATGGTACTACCGAATCTATCTTAGGGTTCAACGATTCTTTTGATGGTGCAGGTGCGGCGGCTAATGGTGTTGGTTATACTATCCTAGAAACTTTTAATAACTATTATAAGTTGTATAACGGACCGGAGCCTACTTTAATCGCCGCAAATCAAGCTTCCTCTGAAATAATCCATATTTATGAAAAAATGGGTGAATGGGGCGATCAAGCACAAATGCTTATCCGTATGTTGATGTTGCCTATTCTACAGAAACCTGGCATGAGTATTAAAATTACAAGCTCTAACTAACCGATGCAAGTTTACATGGAGTTTACGTTGCATAGGATAGGCGATATAAGGGGTCCTTTCGGGGACCTCTTTCTGCATCAGGTAATTACTAATAATAAAAAAGGGTTATCTAATGCTAAGAATAAAGGAACACATCCTTACACTTATTATATCTCTTATTATCGGAGCTTTAGGTGTTTATGTAACTGTTGAAAAGACTCAGTTAGAGATTTTCTATATAAATAAAGAGATAATTAATCTTAGGGAAAAACAGGAAGAGATACTTAAGCAGTTACAGTACAATACCTCTAAAATGGATATTCAAGAAGCTAACCAAGTACGTCTAAGTAATTCACTAGACCAATTAACACAGATTAATCGGGAACTTGGTGATGCTGTTACGGTTCTAACGGTAGAATTACAACATTTGAAAGATCGTGAGACTAAATAATTATGCCATATACAAACTCTCCTGCGACTTCTGTTACAGACCGTTTACGTTTAATTATTGGTGACACGGATTTAGCAGACGAACAGTTAACAGATGACATCTACACATTTTACTTAAGCAGGCACGAAAACAATGAAAATAAAGCTGCACTTTCTTGTTTAGATGTAATAATTGCAAAGTATAGCCATTACGCTACAGAAAAAGGTGGCGGTGTCTTCGTCAAGGCAGAAGAGAAGTTTAAAAACTTGAGTATATTACGTAAACGTTTGGCAGGAGATCCTTCTTACGGGCTAGTACGTCTTCAGGAAGGTTATGTTGGCGGAGTTAATTGTGATGATATTCGAGAAATAGAAAGCGACCCGAACCGGATAAAGTTAAAAATCAGAGAGGATGGTTTACTACCTGGATCTCTTGGGGACTGATTATGAGTGACCTTTTTAAGCTGGAGTTCGAGTTTGATTTAACCAGTCTACGTAATCTTAAAGCCGCTCTACAGGATTATAATGATAAAGCTGTAGAGTATGGCCTTTTTGAAGACCAAGGTTCTCATCCATCAAACCCTGGAGTATCCTACGCAGAGTTAATGGCTATCCATGAGCTAAGACCTGAGTCTGATCCTCTAAGACGTGCACCTTTTTCTACAGCTTTAAAAGTTTATTCTGATAAGTTTGATAAAGAAGTTAAATCTATTTGTGAAGAAATTGTAAGGAACTCTGTTAAAGGCACCCTTGACCTATCACCTTTAATGAAGTTTGGTCAATTAGGTGCCCATCTCACCAAACAGGTTTTTGGGGATAAGCGATTCTTAAAGGAAACTAAGAAGGGTAATGACCCTCTTGTGTTAGAGGGCTACCTCCGAGAAGCTATTATGGCAAGGTTGGTTAAGGATGGCAATTAAACTTAAACTATTAAGCCGACACACTATTAATAAATACACTCCTACAGAAGCTCTGTCAGCTACCACAGGGTTAAAAGAAGTGACTCTAGGCTCTCCTACCTTATATCCTTGTTTAGTCCAACCAGACTTTCAGGGGAACGTTCAGAAGGATCTTGAAGACTTCACTCATGGTAAAGACTTCCGTGTTATATACAGTCATATACCTTTGAAGTATTTAGATGAAATTCGAGGTATTGAGCCGGATATTGTGGAGTTTAACCCGGACGATTACACCTTACACGGAACTTTAGTCAAATACACAGTAAAGAATTCCCAAGTATGGAAGGGTTATGGGGTTAACTCTTTTGTATCCGTAGTGGTACGAGAAGATATTGATCAATATTGATAAGAGGTTATTATGCCTACACCCAGCAAGAATTCACTGTTAACTGGTATGATTAAGGTGGTCAGAGATCACGTTGGAGGTCAGTTAACACAAGTGCCTGCATCAGGTGGAGGTAGTACCCCCCTTATTGTAAGAGATGTACAAGGGTACTCTATTAAGGATACACCTTTTGCTACAGTGGCGGTAAGTTCCTCCGGACCTCTCTTTAAACACGACCCTACTGAAAGTTGTGTGGTTGGCAACCGGGTTGAACTGAGACAAGAACGTTTTTACGAGTGTGATATAACTTTCCTCAGTAGCCCCGAAAAAGACCCTTCCGGTTTAGACCTATGTAATGAATTAAGGCTCTTATGCAAGTCACAAATGAGACGGATACAAATGGATACTGACCTTGGCGGTGAATTTCAAGGTTACTCCTCTGTCAATCGGTCTGTAGTGTATTTAGCAGATTCCTTTGTCGAAAGTTACACTGTTAAAGCCAGGGTTCATCATAAGGTGATCTTAGAAGATGATCAAAGCTCTGTTATCGAAACGGTAAATATTGCAAACAACCTCCTACAACCATCTGATACAACGAACATTGATCTAGGACAAGCTGAAGTAGTCAGTGCATTCCAAGGATCGTTATCTCAACAGTTTGAGACCATCAGCCAGAACCTGAATACCTGGGATGCAGCTTATACCTACAATGGAGATACTCTTGAATATGTTACTTATACAAATCAAGGGAAATCCGTAGTTAAAGATTTAGTGTATAACGGTAGTGGGTTACTTACAAGTATTGTATTGAGTGGTGACACCCCTTCTAACATCGACTTAACTAAGAACTTTAGTTACGACATGAATGAAAAGTTAATCGGAGTTTCCTATGATTAAGAAATTAACTGAATTCTTCTCCCCACAAGACTTTTCAGAAAATCCTTACGGATGGCTCACTAATCAAATAAGTCATTCGGCAGTATCTTTTTTTGCTGCTTATTGGCTAGGCCTAGTACCGGTTATAACATTTTGGATTATTTGGGAATGTTACCATCTTAGTAAATCTAAAAATTTAAAAGATTTTTTAGAAGATTTATATTTTGAGATAACGGGAGCGGCCTGTTTAATTACTCCTGCGATCTCTTTCGCTATTTTATTGTTTCTGGTCGTTAGAACAACGTTAATGGGTAAAGGGAGTTAAGTATGGGTACATTGAGCACACCCTTTAAACAAGGTACGGTTTCTGCAATTAGTGGTACAACCCTAACTGTTACAGGATTCACCCCAGATTCCGGCGATGTCGGGCGGTTAGTGTGCTTTAATTCAGGCACCGCGAGACACCAACATAGAGAAATTGTAGCGGTAAGTGGACAAGATTTAACCTTAAACCATAGTCTAGATACAAGTCCTTTGTTAGGTTTTACCGATAACGACCCAACTGTAGGGGATGCTTTATATTTATCATACAATGCTACAGAATTAGTAAGCCAAGGGCATGCGAATTTAAGTAGTACAAATCACTTAAATTTTGTAGGTTATTTCATTATAAAAACAGGAGTGTTTTTCAACATAGTAAACCACCATATATCTTGGAATGGAGTCAATATATCGGTTGAAAACGGAGCCGGTTTGATTTTAGGAAAGTATAGTTACGTAAATAACCGAGATATGTATACTTACGATTCCTGTCAAGTTACTGAGGTAGGGTCTGGTGTAGGTCATTTCATACAAAAAAATAATTACAATTATGGCTTATTTTGTATGTACGGGGGGTCTGTTAATGTTATTCAAAATCAAATTTTTTGGAGGCTAAACGGTGCAGGAAGTAGTGGATCTCACGCAAGACTAGTAGGGGTTACAACAAACGGAGACTTTGGTGGACGTATAGAGGGTAATAAATCCGCGATAGTGGATTGTCAAGCAATAGGGGCTACCACTACTTCCATCGGGTTCTTAAACCCACTTTCTAGTGTTAGTAGATTCGAAGTAAATGCTAGAAATTGTAGACAAGTAGGTTATATAAATTTAAATTTTGGTACAAACGCCCGTCAAATTTATGGAAGTCTGATAGATATTACGGAGAGGTTAATACGTTTAACAGGGGATGCTAGAGCAGGTGTTTATGAAATTATAGCGAAAAAGTCTGATATAGATGCATTACCAACCTTCCTTAATAGTGATGGTGATAAGGGAACCCATATAATACGTTATGGGAACTTAATAAAACCTTCGTTTGTTAACACAGATACCTCCTCTTTTACTAATGAATTAAAAACCACTTTTGTGGATAATACGCAAACCGTTGTTGATAGTCAAACGATTAGTACGGGTCAATTCTCAGAGATCTTTGTAAGGCACACAGACCTTTTGACTACAGCAGTCCAGGATTATAACTTAAATGATGGTACCTCTTTTAGCCCTTATGTATTAAGGGTATTTTCCTATGGTTTCCAAATATTAAACCAGACTATCACAGTTGAAGATACTTTTGATGCAGCTTTAACAATTTTACCTGATACTGTATGGTCAGGTAGAACAAAAGTGGTGGTTGATGCACTAGCTTTCATAAATACTAACCAAGATTGTTACGATTCGTTGCTATCTTACCTTTATGATAACTTTGCTGATAATGGTGCAGTATACGCAACTATTGAGGGAGAGCTTATAGATTTTGGTGCGTATAATGTAGTTTTGGATCAAACCGCAAGTTCAAATGTAGATGTCAGTGGTAACACTATCACCTTAAGGACTTCCACTTATACGGGAACTATCCGTACTACAGGTACTGTGACTACCGTAAACGGCGCAACCGTAGCATCTTTCTTTGATTCTACTCAAGACTCTTTCTTTACTTTTACTGGAGTAGATTCTTGGAAAGTTTTCTCCAGTTCCTCCGATGCAGATAGTAACTCCAATGAGTTAGCTTCTGGTATTTCGGGGCAATCTTTTGGTTTTAACTTTTCTGGAGGTACAACTTATTACTTCAGGTTAGTTTTATCCGGGGAGACGATCCAAAAATCTTCTACTCCTACACAAACCGGAGAGACTGTAGTTTCATTATCCACTACAGCATTAGTGAGTTCTGTGGCTACTTCTGTGGGATATATAGCTGGAAAAGTGTTCTGTAACACCTCCGCCCTTATTAATGGTAATGGTTCATTTAATTCTCCTACTAACACCTTAGATAGTGCGATAACCCAAGCTAATTTACTAGGTATTCATACTATAGATGTTACTTCCCCTACAGTTCCTGCGGCAGCTACTGTAGATTGTTCAGGTTTAGAGTTTGAGGCAAGTATTGCAGGTAACCTTTTTAATTTTAATGGACAAGATTTTGAAAGGTCTACGTTAAAAAACTTTATCACAATGGGTGCCATAGGTTCAGGCACAACTATATTTAAAGCGGAAGGGTGTATCTTCCAAGGTATGTCTACTACAGGTTTAACAGGTTTACTATCGGAATGCCTTATTGCCGCTAACGTGTCCGTCTCAGGTACTGATACCGTTTTTGATCGGTGTATTGCAGCGAGTGCAGGATTAGATCCTGTGATAAGTTTAGAAAATAACACTGCAAACTTACGGTTATCAAATTTCTCTGGACGTTGTTCTTTAGCAAATGTAGTAACAGGAAATAGCCTTTCAATAGATGGTCTATCTGGTGAAATAACTATTGAACCTTCTTGTACGGGAGGTTTGGTTAGAATCTATGAAAATGTAGAGATTACTGACAATAGTAACGGGTCTACTATACAAGTTAGTGACTTACCCACTTTAGCTAATTTAGAAAACTCTACTGTGTTAGCTAAGACGGTAGATATTACGAGTTTAAATAATCTGTCTGCTGCTGACGTTAATGCTCAAGTGGATCAAGCATTGTCTGATTACGACGGTCCGACTAAAGCGGAGTTTGATTCAGGATTGGCTGCTCTCAATAATGTAAGCGTAGCGGATATTGAAGCATCTTCGGTATTAGCTAAAACATCAGATGTAACCGGATTAAATAATCTGTCTGCTGCTGACGTTAATGCTCAAGTGGATCAAGCATTGTCTGATTACGACGGTCCGACTAAAGCAGAGTTTGATTCAGGATTGGCTGCTCTCAATAATGTAAGCGTAGCGGATATAAGAACAGAGTTATCTGTTGAATTAGGTAGGATCGACACTTCAGTAGGTTCACGGCTAGCAGGGGCTTCTTACACCACACCTCCTTCGGTAGTTGAAATAGAAGCTGCATTGCTGAATGAAGGTGACGGGCAACAGTTAATTAATGCTATTGCTACTGCTATTAATAGTCAAGATATAGATGTTATTGCATTGGTTGCAGCTATTCGTGCAGATCTTGAAAGAACCGGTGGTATGTTAGCTACAGTACCAACCTTACCGGAGATTGAAAGTTCTACTGCACTTGCTAAAGCGTCCCAAATTACAGCGCTCAATGATATATCTGCGGCGGATCTTTGGTCTTATGGCACAAGGGAGGTTACTGGAGGTGTTATCTCAAGTATGTCAGGAACGATAAACACCTTGGATGAATTAAATTCTTCTTTAGAAGTACAGCATAATTCAACACAATCCTCTATAACTTCCCTTAACAATATATCCGCAGCGGATGTATGGAATCACTCTACTAAGTTAATAACAGGGGGTGTTATCTCAAGCATGTCAGGCACTATTACAACGCTAGATCAGCTTGATACTTCGCAAACACAGGAGCACGCCTCGACAAGAACCGCTATATCAAACCTTAATGATATAACCCCTGAACAGGTTTGGTCACACTCTGGAAAGCAGGTGGATACTATAGCGGGGACTATTGGGACTTTAGACGCACTTGATACAGCACAAAGCGCTTCGCATGCTACAACTCAAAATTTAATTTCTGCGTTAAACAATCTATCTGCTGCTGACGTTAATGCTCAAGTGGATCAAGCATTGTCTGATTACGACGGTCCGACTAAAGCAGAACTTGATGCAGCACAAACTGTGATTACGGATGCCATAGCGGGTCTTTCTGATGCGTCTGCAACAGAAGTTGCTCAACAAGTTTGGGATTACCTACAATCAGAAACCACGCTATCAAACTCCATGAAAGAGGCTGTTCAAACAATCTTAACAAGGTCCGGTTTGATACCCGCCGCAGTTTAATAAAAATAAACTCTGGTCTAACCAGATTCCTATAACCTTATCTTTAGGGTAACTATATGACAAATAGATCTTCAGTCTCTTCGCAGATAACATTGCAGGGGATTAACTTATCAGAAGTAGGGTTTGGGAACCTTGTCTTCATCACCGCGCATAGGGCGTACCAAGACCGGGTTCGTGCTTATACCTCAGAAACCGCAGTAGGAGCTGACCATGGGACAGACTCTGCTGCTTACCGTTTTGCGAACACGGTTTTTTCTCAAGAACCTTCTGTTAAACAGATCCGGATAGGTAGACGGAATGCAGAGTTAAACTTAACTCCCGTGAATATTCAGGATACGGAAGTACACAGTTTTAGTATCACTGTAGGAACCACAACTAAAACTTTTAGTTTTACAGCAGGGCCTGCTACAACAGCGTCTGATGTTGTTACAGCACTTATGAATGCTATTAACACTGACACTGATGTTAATACTGAGGTATCCGCTACAAATGCGACAGCTACTGTACTAAAACTATCTGGACAGAATGATAATTCTTGGTTTACTACTAGCAACTTTGCTACAGGTAAATTCACAGGTCAAGATGAGTGGGTTGGTACTGAATCCGCAGCTAATGTTATCACTAATATTACCGAAGAAGATGATGATTTTTATTGTGTAACCGCAGATGACGCTTCTCAAGCGTTCCAACTAGCGATGGCTACCGTTGTCCAAGCTATGGATAAAGTATATTTCACCGCTACTGCTGCCACAGATGAAATCACAACTGCATATTCCCAAGGGGATGATCTTACTACCGGAGGTCAGTTAAAAGATCTAGGTAGAACTAGAACGGTAATGTTCTTTCATCAAAGTGCAGCAAATAACTCCTCTATCAGCGAATCCAATTATATTTACCCAGAGGCTGGTTACTTCGGAGTTAACGCACCACATGACGCAGGCTCTACAAATTGGGCAAATGTTGCTATCAAGGGCGTTGGTATTTCACAAAACCCTGCAACAGGTAATGTCTTAAGTACTACTCACAAGAATCGTTTAATAGATAGAAACATCAACTTTGTAGATGTAGAACAAGGCGCACCTTTAGTGAAGCCTGGTAAAACTTCCCAAGGTGAATGGATAGATACGATTCGTGGCGCGGATTGGTTGAACTATGAAATTCAAACGGAAGTAAGACAAATGCTATTAGCTCAACAAGGTGGGAAACTGCCTTTTACAAATGATGGCGGTGCTTTGGTTTATGGTGCGATTAAAACGGCACTACAAAGAGGTGTGGACAGAGGTTTCCTACGAGATGGATCAATTATTATTAATGTACCAGACATTTCAGAGGTATCTGCTCAAGACTTTACCAATCGTGTACTTGATGGGGTCACTTGGTCTGCAATTATAGCTAATGCAATAACATATATTGATATTGCAGGCACACTTTCAACAAATGGACAATAATAGGGGTATAATATGTCAATAGGTTCTGTTAACAATACGTACTCCAGAGATTCCGTAGGTGTTTCTTGGGGTACTTTACCAATCACAGGTTGGAATACACTTAAAGTGAACCCTCAGCACGACTTGATTAAAGTGTGGGAAGGATCAGGCGGGGACGTAACCTACAGTAAAAACGCCCGTAAAGGGGTTATGATTGAAGTCACCTTTTCACAAACCCACGCAACTTCTAGAGCATTAGCGGCTTTAGTTGCAACATGGGAACTATCAGATGCTCCGATAATTGTAACAGATTTTGTTATTTACGATAAGTCTGGATCTAGTGTTCAAACTTATGGCAATACCGCTTTAGTAAAAGGTACCGGTGTTGAGTATGATGCAGAACCTGGGGAGCATACTTGGACTTTCCATTCTGCTAAAGGTGTTTACACACCCACACCTCCAGGCGTTTAATTTTATAAAGCAAGTTAACTACAATATCCCCTCCTACCCAGTGAGGGGGTCCTCTTAAGGAATTATTTATGAAAATCTCACCACAACAGCAAGCAATCATTGACAGTGTTCAAACTAACGGTCCTACTAAAGTTATCGACGGTAAAACCTTTGAAATCCAACCTATGACTACCTCTGAGCAACTTAAAGTTGGTGCGGTAGGTACAAAAGTTATTATCCCTTTACTTGGGTCCATCCAAGATATACAAAAGGCCTTAGCCGAGTCTGGAAGTGAGGAGTTAGATTTAACCTTAGCCGCTTCCGCGTTTAGTGATATTGTCACCGCTATGGAACCTGATGAATTAGCCCATTTCTGTAAAGCTTTATTAAACGGTGTTAAGGTTGACAGTATGGTTATTGACTATGAACAGTATTTTAGAGGTAAACATCGTATCTTATTCGAAGTTCTCTTTTTTGCAATGCAGGAGAACTACCCAGATGTTTTTACAGCGATGGGATTGGGTACCGAAGAGAGCTAAAGTCGGACGGAAGAGTAGAATCCCCCCTACAGAGAAAAATTAGGGAAACTTCCAAACTATCTTTTGAGGAAAATCTCGTTTTTGAAATTTATATGTCACCTCATTGTAAAGAGTCCTATTATGACTTAATGAATGTATATACACGTAGGGAACTCTTACAATTACGTCAAATACTTCATATCGGAGAGGATTTAGAACGAGAGGCACAACGTAAAGCGGAAGAGGATGCCAAAGCAGAGGCCCGTAAGAACCAACCCCGTGGTAACTTTTAGAGGTATGTTATGTCAGGAACAATAAAAATACAAGACTTAACTTCAAGGTTAAATATAGATACCTCTAAAGCGATGAAAGCTATAGCGGATCTTCAAAAAGCTTTTAATAAGCTAGGCAAGGAGTTTAATAAATCTTTTGATGGATCTAAATTAAAAAACGCTAAGAAGTTTATAGAGGATACTGAAGATTCCACTAAGAAACTTAAAAAGGGGTTTTTGGCATCTTATCTCGCATCAACAAAATTAGGGAAAGGTTTAGCTAAAGTAACCGATAAATTAGGAGAAATTGGTAAAAAAATCCCTTTTAAACATCTTGCCAAAAGTGCTAGGAAAGCCACTAACAACGTGAATGGGTTTAGGACCTCCTTAGGGGCGATGGTAACCGCTACAGGAGCAGTCTCTTTACTTTATAGCCTAAGGGATGGGTTTAACTCAGTTGCTGATGCTGGTAAAAGATATAAATCTGCGGTTATGTCCTTAGGTACCTCTATAGGGGGTACTGAGTTAGGAAGAGCTTTATCTTTAGAACAACTTCAAGCTATGACAGATAAACAACGTATCTTTGTAGCAAACCTGTCTAAACGTTTAGGTACGGATTCAACAGAAGGTACTAACCAATTTGGTCAATTATTCGCTGCGGCTGCGGATTCTATTGGAGGTCAAACGGTAAGGGATATATTTACCGGTTTCTCTGAAATGAGTGCTGTCACGGGGCTATCCTTCGACAAGCAGCAACGCATCATGACCGCTTTCACCCAGATGGCGGCAAAAAACCAAGTCATGGCGGAAGAATTGAAGAACCAGTTGGGCGATAGTTTGCCAGCTAGTTTGAACATATTTGCTAAGGCTCTGACAAAGGCTAATAAATTTGGAGAAGTTACCACAGAGAATATCCTTAACATAGTTTCTTCAGGAAAAGTCTTAGCAAGTGATGTACTCCCGTTTGTAGCTGAAGAGATGATGTCTTTAGCCCGAGCTAACGGGAACTTAGAAAGGGCAACTAAGACTGTACCCTTTTTATCCAATGTTTTAGGACAAGTAGGAACCCAAGCTAAAATTGGCATCTTTAACCAATTCGAGAAGGCCTTAGGAGGTGTACTAGAAAAACTAATTGCTTTTGCTGATGACCCGATGATTCAAACCATAATAGGTACGGTTATATCAAACTTAATCCAACGTTTTGGTCAATTCCTAGACAAGTTAATGGCTTTGAAAGAACAATGGCAAGCAGTTTGGGATACGATGACGGACGAAGAAAAACAAAAAGCCTTAAGTAAATTAACTGATTTTGTACAAACAGGACTTATAGCCACTTTTGTTGCAGCGGCTTCTGCCGTAGGACGTCTAGTTGGCGGGTTTGGTTTCTTAAGGGGTATAGCCGCGATACTTGTAGGCATCTTTGTGAGCCTCGGCGGAGCGATGTTTTTTATGTTTGGTTGGGTTGGTGTCCTAATCTTAGCTGTCACAACCCTAGGCACTGTTTTCGCCCTAACGTTTAAAGATTCTATAGGAAAGTCAATTAAATGGGCCTGGGACCAAATGAAAGGGTTTAAAGATTGGATCATGAGTGGGTTTACCAAAGGGGATTTTAAAGCAAGTCCGGTAACTAAAGTTGATCGAGATGTCTTTAAACCTGATGCAGTGGGTTCTGGGGTTAGAGGGTTTATGGACAACTTGGCTGCACCTAATCAGAGTCAAAATCAGAATCAGACTGTAGTCATTAACCAAGAAAACCATCTAAACGGGGATTCTCCATCAGATGTTATAGCCGAACTTAGAGAAGTAAGTAATGATTTAGCTGCCCAATTTGCTAACAATCCTGTAGTAGGAACTAATTAATATGACTGAACAAACCCCTTATGATCGAGTTTATTCCTTAGAGTTTACAATACCTAACAGCAATAACACGAAAGTAACCCGTATCACGCTTGATCCTGAGGGGTTTAATCATAATATTAAAGCTAAGATTAAAGAGTCCTCTAACAGTTCGGGTGCCAGTAATGATGTACATAAACTTTACCTATACAATTTATCTCGGGATACTCGTAATATCCTACGTACTGGTAAAGGAGGCCTTATCTTACGGGCAGGTTACCGCTTAGACTTAGGGAATGAAGGGATTGATGAATTACCTGTCATATTTCAAGGAGATGTAGTAGAGTCTCTAACGAAATACCAAAAAGATGGTAGTACCGTTACTACAATTTGTTGCAGTAATGGTTATCTCCCTAAACGTGAGGCTGTATTCAGTAAGTCTTATTCTTCAGGAACCCTTTTAAGAACAATTTTAAAGGACCTCTTAACGACCTTTAAACAACCTACTCATATAGCCTTAGGGGATTTAACCAGTTTAACATTAGACTCTCCTAGGAGCTTCTCAGGGCCTTCTACAGAGGTGTTACAAGACCTAGTAGACGAGTATTCATTATCCTGGTTTAACGCTAAAGAGGTCAATTACATTGTCCCGATTAAGAGTAAGGAACTAGCTTCTGGTAGGAGACAGTTCACTATACCTCCGTCTCGTATAAAAGGTACTGTGGATTTAGTCACTAACCAAGTGAATAAGAAGCCGGGAGAAGAGAATGTCACAGAAATAAATTTTACAATGTTCCTTTATGCAGGTATCACTTTAGGGTCCCTTGTTAAATTAAACTTCCAAGATGAGACGGGAGAAGATCAAGAGGGTACGTTTATTGCGGAAGCCATAACATACACCTTAGACTTATATGGTGATTTATGGGATACCACAATAACAGGAAGAAACAAGGTAGATTGATATGACCAAACTTTTTAGTAAAGATCTAGGGGATCTGGTTTTTATTTATGAACAAGAATCCTTTGTTACTGATACAACATCACCTACCGATGAAGGTGTCCAAGAGAGTAATATTCTAGCTTTATCCATTACAGAGAAGTATCGAAGAGAACTATCTGGGAAATCCTCTATATTTCCTGTTGGGGATCAAACTAACCGATCTGATGACTTTCGAGCTAACCCTGATGTTTTTACTTTTAATGGTGTGGTTACACCGAAAGCTCTACAACTTAGTTTTTTTAGTCTTAATAATTTTAGTAGAACACCTAAACAATACGTAAAAAAGTTAATAGCGTTAAAAAATAGTAAAAAATTAGTAACCATCCATTTTCCGGAAGGATTAGGTGCGGCAAACTGTACTTTGGAAAGGGTAACTATCACTAGAGATGCAGATATTAGTGATGGTTATAAAATCAGTATTACTGCTAAGAAAAAGAATATTGCTAACGAGAAAGTACAAGTAATACCTGTAACAGATACTGCTACCCCTAAAGCTGAAAAAGGCTCATCTCCCGGAAGTAATTTTGATCCAGGGGAAGACCCTATAACCGCAGACCAAAACCTACAAGAGTCTGCCAAGGCGTCTAATGCATCCGCAGATCCTTTAGAGGATTCCTTTTTAAAGTGGTTAACCCCTGAGAAGGTGGAGGAATTAGGATCTAAATCAGACGCAATCATTGACAAGATTTTCGGAGGGTAAAGTGGATAGGTATAATCTTGAGGATATTATAAGAACTACTTATAAGTCTTTATCCAGTCAATTGCATACTTCCATACCAGGGGTGATTACAAAATGGAAAGCACAAACGCAGACTGTTGACGTCCAAGTAACCGTGGATACACCTACGTACTTAGAGGAAAACATTCCCGCCCCCATTATAGAAGATGTACCTTTAGTATTCCCTTCGGGTAAAGGTTGGTTTGTAGCAGGTAAACCCGTTGCTGGTGATGCAGTACTATTGCATATATGCCACTACCCGGTTAGAGATTGGTTAAGATTAGAAAAAAATACTAAGGTTGCTAGCCCCTCCACTTACAGAACACATAACTTAACTGATTGCTTCGCAACACCAGGTGTATCTAATAGGGAAGGTACCTTAGCTAGAGGTAAATCTTCAGGGACTACTGACTTAGAAGTTGGTAATAAACAAGGCTCTGCACACTTTAGACCTACTGAAATATTCTTACAGCATGATGAACAGCTTCACGTCTATTTAGATAATAATAATTATATCAAAATAAACCAAAGTGAGTTAACAATAAACAGTAACTCTACAGTTAATGTTAATGCACCTACGGTAGAGGTTGATGCATCTTCTGAAATAAACTTAACAGCACCTAACGTTAATGTTACTGGAATCCTTAATGTCACTGGGGTGTCTAATTTAAGTGGTGGTTATACATTTGGTACAGCGGGTGCATCAGGGTCTGTATCCGGAGTTTTATCACTACCTTCTTCGGGTGATGTGTTAGTAGGTTCTATTTCAAGTAAAAACCACACTCATACAGAACAGGGTGACGGTAACGAAGTCTCATCACCTAACTAGGAGGTATTATGGCTATTAAGTTAAATTTTTACGCATCCCCTTCAACTACCTCTAACACAGTCCTAGGTGACGTTGTAGTAAATATAGAGTTTGAATGGCAAGAGTTAAACCAAGCTTGGTATATCTATGTATACACTATAGATAACGTAGTTTTAACCAAAAGATCTAAACTTATCCCTTATTTACCCTTACTTAGATTAAACACTAGAGAAGGTCCTGATGGAAATATCTTTTTGATACCTAAATCTAAAGCTAACGCGGAGATGCCAGGTAGGGATAATATCGGACCTAATAAGGACTTTGTTTTAGTCTATTACACCAACACAGAATTAGGAAGGTAATAGATGACTGTAAAAGCTGATGTGTTGTTAGATTTAAAAACCGGGGACTTAGACTTTTCTTCAGGAGAGCTTACTTACACTAGTAGTAAATTGCAAGCTTTTGCTCAGCAAGTCAGGACTATGGTGATGTTGAGGAAAGGTGAATGGAGTTTTGACGGGAATATAGGTGTACCCTACCAAACTCAGTTTTTTAAAAAGCGTAATAATAAGGCCCTAATTGACGACTTTATGGAAGATTATATTGATAGTATAAATACCCAAGGGTTTGTCACAGAGTATTCCTCTGAAATAGGAACTGATCGGGTATTAACTATTAAGTTTTCTGCTCAAGGTCCTGGTGGAGATTTTATTAACATAATAGTGGAGGCTTAATAATGCCGTATGATGAAAATGGCCTAACTACATATCGTCAAGATGAATGGTATGACAGGCTGAAAAGTGCACATCAAGCATTAGCTGATGTAGAGATTAGTGAAAGATCCGCTTTAGGGCATATTTACGCAGTAGTGTCACAAGGTTTTGCTGAAGTGCATGAGACTTTGCAGTGGTCTCATGATGGTCAGAACATTTTAAATAGCGAAGGTTCTAGTCTAGTTAACCACGGTATCACATTAGGCTTACGTCATAACCTTGCGACTGCAACAACAGGGAATATTTTTTACATTGGTTCAGAAAACACAGTGATACCTGCTGATACAGAAGTGGAGTCATTAACCGGCAACCTGTTTTTAAATGAAGAAGAATTTGTTATCTCTGGCAGGAACTGTAAACAGGCTTATATATGGGTTAACCATATAGAGGATAATGATGTATATAGAGTAAAATTGAACGGGGCAGTTTATGAGGTAACTACCGGCATAGGGTGGTCTCATAACACCTTGATCACACAATTAGCCTCCGAGATGGTTGGGGCATCAGGGGTCAGTGTAATAGCTTTTCATAACGATAGCCCAGACCCCGATAATTACACAAGTTATCTTAGAGTATTTACCGCTAGTACCACGGAGATGTTGGATATTCAAACCACCACGTACTTATCTCTGGACCAAGTTTGGACGCCAAACCGTATAAGAGCTAAATCACTTGGTAAGGTCTCTGGTGACCCTAATTCTGTAACTAACATTTCAAAGTCTATCGATGGTTGGTATGACATCTCTCAACCCGATGCTCTAACTGTTGGTAGAGAAGATGAGACAGATCCAGAGTTCTTAGTGAGATGCCTCCAAGCCTTTGCAGCAACAGGGGCAGGTACTCCTGATTCTATAGCCCAGGCAGTATCTAACGTTACAGGAGTTGTTGCTCAGTATGTAGATGTTAACAATACGGATGCAGTTGTGAATGGAGTGCCTGCCTACCATATGGAAGTTTTAGTAGATGGCGGGTTAGATCAAGATATTATCGATGCAATTGGTAAAACAGCCCCGGGATTACCTCTTCATGGAGATGTTACCGGGCAATATGTAGATTTTAATGGGTATGCACAACCTGTTAAATTCTCACGTCCTACCGTCCAATATATGTATTTAATCATGGATTACACAGTACATCCCGAGGAAACATTACCGGCGGATTTTGAAGACCAACTATCAACAGCCTTTATTGATTACACTGAAAGTAATCTAGGTTTGGACACCAATATACCGACTAAACGTTATGCAGGGATAGCTTATAATACGGTTTCTGGGTTGGAGGAGGTTACTATTAGGATTGCTATTCAAAACCCTCTTGACGAAAATACTCCACCCCAACCTATTGACTATTCGCAGAATAACATCCCTATCAGTAGAACAGAAATCGCAAAACTCGCACTCACTAGGATAACGTACAACCCGTTATAAAGGAGGTTTCATGGCAGAAATACAACGTATTACAGATATGGTAGAACGCATGAAATCTAATCTTCCTACAGAATTTAAGGATTTACCTAATTGGGAAATCTTAATGACTGTATTGGGGGAGCAGTTTCAAGTTCTTTTAGATGATGTTTATAACGTTGAGTACCAGTCGCAGTTTTCTAGAGTTGTTGGTGCTAATATAGACCATCGTTATGGTGCTAAATACGGAGTCACTAGAAAGGCAGGAGAAGCCGATGACGTTTACAAAGCCCGTATCATTGGTGAACTATTATCTAGAGTTTCCGATGGTTCTAGTGAAGGTTTACGTAAATCTTTAGAAGCTATAACGGGGATGGAAGGCACTAATTATATAGGGTATCACTCCGATAATGTAGCTTTAGGTGGTGCATTTATTTACGGTTATGGGTCTGTGCTAGATGAAGAGGGTAAGCTGACAGGTGCAGAGGCAGAGATGATCCAAAGGGCTTGTAGTGCCGGGATTAATGACACAGTGTTTGGTATACACCCTATCAATTCTAATGGAGTGACGAAAGAGTCTCTGTTTATCCCCTGTGAGTTGGGTGTTATCAATGAATCTTTGATAGTTGTTGATTCTGAAGGGAATGAGGACGTTCTTACAGATCTTCTTGATGAACCTATTGTCGTACAATCTCCTGAAGAGTTAGCCTACGGAGATGGCTGGGAAAGTGCAGTCTTATACGAGTTTGATGACTTAGAATCTGGTAGATTCTTACTGGAAGACGGGACTCCTTACACCATCGACACCCCTTCAGGCCAAGGTAATTTAATAATAAACACCACAACCAATACAAATGTTAAAGGTGTTTTCTTAGAAATAGCTCAGTATAAAGATTCTTAAAGAGGTTAATATGACAGCACCTACCACAGTCTTTAGATTTGCATTAGATGACACAGATGTTTATGGGGCTCCTTTAAAACTTTACCCCACCACAGTTTTCCAACAAAAAGGGTTGCAACCTAACGCCCCCATGCCACGACAGTGGACTAACGCAGCAATATATAATTTTGGTGCATGGATAGACCACTATAACGATGATGTACGTAAAGTTGGTTATTGTGACATATATAAAACCGGGACACAACCAACCGCAGAAGACTTAGGTTGGGGTTCTTTAATAGAACACCCTGATACCCCGTCAGTAGGTTTCACTATGATAGAGAGGACTGCTTAAATGACTCAAGAAATATCTGATTTAGATCCAGCTACCTCCACACAACTGACAGATGAATTACATATCAAACAAGGGAGTGTTGACCGCAGGATTTCATTAGCATTGTTATTTAATGATCATGTAAATAGTGCAGGTGCCCATCCCAATATAACCGCTAGTTCGCTTGGATTAGGTAACGTTTTAAATATACCCCAATTAGCTATAGCGAATAACTTATCGGAGGTGAACCCAGCTCTTGCTAGAGGTAATCTTTCAGTTCCTTCTGTTGCGGAAATGAATGCGGCAATCGGTGCACACTCTAGTAATGTGGCTAACCCTCATAATGTAGACAAAACACAAGTAGGTTTAGGTAATGTCGCTAATTACCCGCCATCAGATAGTGTAACCACAGACAGTAGTTCCCAATACGCTACATCAAGGGCAGTTAAAACTGTTTATGATCAACTTCAAGCGATTATCTCCGCAGTGGTTCCCATAGGAGCAGTAATTATGTGGCATGGAGCAGAAGCTGATATACCAACAGGTTTTGTTAAATGTGATGGGACTAACGGAACCCCGGATTTTTATTCAGACTTCGGTAGATACCCACGTGCTGCGATACCTTCTAGGCCTCCAGGTTACGTAGGAGGGCAAAACGCAGTTAGTCACTCTCACCCAGTATCTGTTGCAGGACATAGCCTTACAGAAGATCAGATGCCACGCCACGCCCATGGAATGATTGGAGAAGTATCCTCTCAGCATTCACTTTTTGGTATAGACGACAACTTCCCTAGGGATGTTCATGCAGGCTTAGGTAAGACTAATTTTGATAATTCTATTTGGAACAGTTCTTTTAAAGGTGGTAATAGTGCAACGGGTAACACTCCAGGTAATGGATTACCTCATACTCATAGCGCATCCACGTCTAATACTCAAATAGATACTCAACCTCCTTATGTAACCGTACACTTTATCAAAAGGATTGCATAATGCCAGATTCAACGTTAGATGGTTTGCCGGAAGCTACCGCCATTAACCAAGACGCAGAATTACTGATAAAACAGTTAAACGCCTCTTCGGAAAATGTAGAACATAGGGTATCCCGTGACAACGCCTTTGCCACGTTAGTTAAAAGAGCCGAATTGGGCACTTCAGTAGGAAGTGTTGTACAATTAGGAGACGATGGACAGGGCGGTGCTACTATGCCTGCGGTGGATGCATCAAACTTAAGAGGTATCACTAAAACCTTCGATGTATTAAATGATTTACTGAACTCTACCGATGTAAAAGTAGGGGATGTGGTCAGGATCTTAGGTAGATTTGTTGTTGGGGATACCGGGGCTAATACCTATGAAATTGTGGCACCAGGTACCGGCACCCCTGATGGTGGAACCTATATAAACCTTATCGGGGTAAACGCACAAGCTTATTGTAATTTTGCAAATAAAATTTATTTTTCTAAGCAGTTCGGTGCACTTCACAACGACTCTAGTGATGAAACCTCCTATTGGACTAACCTTATAACTGCATTACCGTCAACCGGGGCAAAAGTTTATATTAGTGAAGGGGTCACAAGAGTTTCATCTATCAATGTCACTAACAAGGAATTTCATTTATGTGGTGTAGTACCTCCTAGCTTAAATAATGAAAACACATCTACTGTAAAAGGTATCTTCAGTAGTGTAGATATAATTAACGTAAACAATGGTACAGGTCATAATTGCTCTTTTAAAGATTTTGAAATAACTTCCCATGTTGCTAGAAATTCCGGGGGTTCTATTGACGTAACCACTACAGGAACTGCGGCATTTTCTAATGTTATTCTTTCTCGTGGTGTTAAAAGTATTAATGTTAATGGTGCTACCTGGGGAGTTATGCATCGTTGCGTATTTCGTTCTATAGATACTGCGGCAGGTAGTTCTCATGTAACTTTAGGGGAAAATTCTAGAGTTTCTAATTTCACTATTACTGATTGCTATTTTATCCTAGGGGCTACTTCTACTCAAATTGGTGATTGTATCTTATTAAGGGATTTTGAGAATGTACAAATAGACAATTGTTTATCTGGAGTAGGTACCTATTTTGTTAATTTAAATACTAAAACGGGTACTACATCAGAAAGCCTTAGAGTATTTAATAATTACACTAGTGCAGTTAATCAATCAGTTTTACTGTATCCCGAATTTGGCGGGACTTGTAATGATATTACGATAGCCCGGAACAGGTTTAAAGGGGACGGCGCTCTAGCTACTTATGGCGTTAACCTCTTATCTGATAACAATCATAGAGGAATTTTAAACGGGGTTGATATTAGTGAAAACACCATCACGGATATGCTTCAACGTGGTATCCTTATTAATGGCTTCTCACTCTCAGCCGCGACTATTTCTAAAAATAAGATAGCAGGATCTGGCGTAGAGGCTATCGCATGTACTAATACGGTTGTAGAGCAAGTAAAAATATTTGATAACCATTTAGCACCGTTCGGGACTTATGGCGCTAATTTTAGGGCTTTTAGCCAGTACGCGGGAGGTGGTTGTCAAATATACGGTGACAAGGTGTCCGGAAATACTAATCCTATCCTAGAGTATCACAACCCAGATTTATGGTTTGGTGAAAACGTAGGGCATTCTGGGAGTATAGGACTACCAGTTACTTTATCAGCTACGTCAGGTACAATAACTTCTTACACAATACTTTATACAAACTTTAATAGAAAGGGTAATGAAGTTAAGTTTGATGTAAGGTTTCAGATAACCACGAATGGTACAGGTGCCAACACATTACGCTTAGCTTTACCGTATAGTTCCGCAGGTATCTTTGTTTGCCACGCGGTAAGAGAAAGTCCTCGGGTTGCGATGACTGCAATAAAAACCGGCTCCGGTACCACGTTTGTGGATCTAAACTTGTACGATGCCACTTATCCAGGGGTGGACGGAGGTGTGTACGTAGTGCAAGGAACCTTCTCAGTATCTTAAAAAGGATGGCCCGATAAGGGCCACAGGTAAAAACATGTTGCAAAATTTTGAGAGCTTAATTCAATGGGTGATAGAAAATAGTGAAGGTGGGTGGGTACTCCATAAAGTTAAAAATGATAAAGGAGGGTTAACCTACGCAGGTATAGCCCAAAGGTATCATAAAAATTGGGAATGGTGGCCTGTCATCCAAAACCCCACGTTATTGGCGAAAAGGGAAACCCAAGTTAAAGATGCCATTATAAAAAAATATTATAACGAGTACCTGCTACCCAGTTCTGCGCATTTACTGCCAAGAGGTTTAGGTGTTAGCGTTTTAGACTACTCGGTTAATGCAGGCCCTTTTCGTGCTATTAAACAACTACAGTCTGCTTTAAATGTAACGGTGGACGGCAAACTAGGCCCTATAACATTATCCAAAATAAACAGTTGCTATAACACCCGTAGTGATACTATACTTCTACATAATAGATATACAGCCGCTAAGCAATCTAGACGAGATTATGTAATCAGTAGAGATCCCAGTCAAGAGTGCTTTAGAAAAGGTTGGCTAAAAAGAGATCTTAGAGTACACTCTAAAGCATTACTTACAGACTTAGGTTAAGATTATGTATGACAAGGAGGTCACCATGATTCCATTATTAACGAGGAACCACCCATGGCCCGTCAAAAAAGGCAAACCCGTAAGCAAAAAGTTAACGAATCTGAAGAAAATACCCTCAAACAGAAATCCCCCCTCCAAGCATTAACCTCAAAACAAAAAACCTATATAGATTTTATCCACTCTAAAGATATTGTTATTGCCACTGGCTTGCCCGGTACCAGTAAAACTTATATCCCCTCCCGTATCGCTTGCGAATACCTACGCCAAGGACTCTCTAAAAAAATTGTTATATGTAGGCCTGCAACCTCTAAGAGTAAGTCCTTAGGGGCCTTCTCAGGAGATAAAAATGAAAAGATGCTCAACTGGATAGGTCCGGTAAAAGAAGCTCTTAGAGAAGAGCTGACGCAAGGAGACCTAGAGTATAAGCTAGAGCGTGAGGTTATCCAATTACAACCCCTTGAGACCATTAAAGGAGCTTCCTTTAAAAAATGTTTTGTTATTGTTGACGAAGCAGAAGATTGCACCTACCATGAGATTAAGACCTTATTAACGCGAGTGGGTAAAGGTACTAAAATGGTATTATGCGGTGATATTAACCAGACTGATTTAAAAAACTCTGGATTAAGTCAAGTTTTAGAAGCTTTGCAATATGGCCCAGCTTATGATAAAGTTGCTCACATACACTTCGGGGATTATGATGATGTTGTAAGATCTCCTGTAGTGAAAGCTTTGGTAGAAACTTTTGTAATCTATGAGGAAAGTAAATAATGCTACGAGTTTATTACACAGTAACTACCCCCGACCTCCCTTGGTTCAACTCAAATGGTGGGGAAATTTTGGGCGAATGATTTAACACTAAAAGGTCTAACTAAAAGTAAACTAGAATCTTTAGAGGAGGTTGCAATAGACTTTTGTAGAAAAAAGAATTGCGCCTTTTCTCACCCTGATACGATAGCACACTTAAACTTAATTGAAGTCAATACCGGTTAAGAAGGAGGAGAGGGTTAATGAGTGACTTTGAAAATGCAGTAGGGTCTGTTGACGTAACAGAAGTCTTGTTAAGTGTACATACTTTCCAAAAAGCTTTAAGCGAGGCTTGTAGTGCCCAACGACGGGAAGAAGAACTTCTTGAGGTAATTCATCGCTTAAAGGA